ACATTGTCTGCGTGAGCTGCAGCAGTTGTTCCTTCTGCTCCTCTACCAGCACCAGTAAATGTTGTTGCAGTTTTTCCTGAATAGGTAATTAATTCTGAGCCTATTAATATCGTTCCAGTTGTTGCAAATCCTGTTGTAGAATCTACTGGAATAGTTGTAACTGCGTTATCTATTCCTCCACCTTGATTTATTGCAGTTTGAGTAACAGTTGAACTAAAGCCTCCCCAGTTGAATGTGCCAAAACCATATCCATAAGTTTGACCAAATGGACCAAAAAAATAATAAGGATTACAAGTTGCAGATCCAGAAGCTGATGCAGTACCAGATGAAACTAAAGACATAGTTATTGTAAATGTTCCAGATGTTGGAGTTGTCTGAACTTCAAAAGCATTTGTAAAATCAGCTAATACAAAACCTGTTGGTGGAGTAATAGAACTAAACCTAACTATTCTCCCAACTGACAATCCATGACCAGCTTTGTTAACTGTGACTGTTGCAGACCCTGTGGTCGTGTTAAATGTGCAAGAAGTTAGGGCTGTATCTAATGGGGTAATGTCATAAAACGCACCCTCAAAATAAATAGCTAGTATTTTATTTGTGCCAATTGCAGCATATCTATTACCGTCTAAATCTGCCCAAATCCATTGATTCCTAGCAGCGCCTACTAGAGTATCTGCTAATATCTCTGACCAACCCCCTATTTTTTCAGGGTTTCCGTAACGAAAGCGTACATTATCTCCATCAATCCAGCGACCTTCCGCTTGAGATGCAGTATCTTGTTTGTCAAATCCTGGTGCTACCGGTATTTTTTTTAAAGGCATGTAAACAATATACACTATTTAAAGCCATTATTAAATTGCTCAACTTTAACCTTTTTGCTATTATACAACGCAGAAATTTATGAAATTGTTCTTTAGTGGAGGCCTTCCAAAAAGCGGTTCAAATATGATTAAAAATATTTTATCGCAAAATAACAAAATAGCTATATATCCCTATTCCCCATTTGTTGATGTTATAAAAAATATTAAGTCTGATTTATTTATAAAAGAAACTGTAAAAAACAGAAATGTAGAAACATTTGAAAAGTGTGTAAAAACTTTTCTGAATCAAGGAATAAGTGGTTGGGCGCAAGGTTTAAATAAAGAAGCTGTAATCTATATAGATGATAACAGAAATTGGTTAGGTAATTTAGAAAATATAGAAAATATTTTTAAAGGTAAGATGATAATTTTTATTAAAGATTTAAAATCTATTGTTAACTCATTAGAAAATATCTATATAAATAAAGTAGATTATAGTAAAACATTCTCTGATAATTTTTATCAATATCTTCCTTATAATAAACAATTACAAAGAGTTATTAAATTTTTCGATGTGGATTTTTTAAAAATACCTCTTATAGGAATTAATAGAATTATTGAAGAAAAAAATATTAAAAATTATCATTTTATATGTTATGAACATTTTATAGCTAACCCTGAACTAGAATTAAAAAAAATATATAATTTTTTAAATGAAAAATATTTTAAACATGATTTAGATAATATAAATATATTTTATGATTATCCTTTAAATCATATTCCCTATGGTAAAGTTAGACATTTCAAAAAAGTTGAAAAACAAATAGATAATAAAAACAATTTAGATAAAGAATCTATTAATTATATAGAGACAAATTTTAAATGGTTTTACGATTATTTTTATAAAGCATGAAAATATTAATATTTGGATTACCAGGATCTGGTAAAACTTCTTTTGCAAAGAAATTAGTGACAAATAAAAAGATACCACATTTTAATGCTGATGAAATTAGAAAGCTATTTGAAGATTGGGATTTTACAGAAGATGGTCGTAGACGACAAGCAAATAGAATGATGACTATGTGTGATCTTGCAGTGAATCATGTTGTTATAGACTTTGTTTGTCCATTTGAATCTTATAGATCTTTTTACGATATGAAAATTTGGATGAACACAATTGATAAAGGAAGATTTGAAGATACTAATAAAGTATTTGAAAAACCTAAAAAAGTAGATTTTGAAATAAAAGATTTTAATTATGATAATATTATAAAGGAGATACATGGACTACTCTAAACCAACAGCACAGATGTTAGGAAGATGGCAACCATTTCATGACGGGCACTTAGCTTTATTTAAAGAGATATTAAAGAAGACAGGACAAGTTATTATTATGGTTAGATCAATGCCACAAACAGATAATAATCCATTTGTATTTGAAGATATAAAAAAAAGAATAGAAGAAAAGCTTAAAAACTACGTAGGTCAGTTTGATGTTATAAAAGTTCCAAATATTACAAACATTTGTTATGGTAGAGACGTAGGTTACAAAATAGAAGAAATAGTTCTTCCAAAAGAAATACAAGAAATATCTGCAACAAAGATAAGACAAAAAATTAAAAATGAAGCTAATATTTAATTTACAAGATAAATTATTTTATATACAAAATTTTTTACCTAATCATGAATATAAAAGAATTCATAATGAAATATTTAAACAATATAAAAAACTAGAATATTTAGAAGAAGCGTCTAAATCATGGCCAAAAAGCTTGTTGGATAATTTAAAAACACCTAAAAAAATTATAATTCATGAAAATTATTTTAAATTTTACAAAACATTATTACTGCATCAACCTTTTATAAAAATAAAAGACTTTAATTTAAAATTTAATTTTTTGATTCATATTATGAAAAAAAATTCTGGTATTAACTGGCATGTAGATAATCATGTAGAATATGGAATTACTTATTACTTAAATAAAAGATGGAATAAAAATTGGGGAGGAGAATTTATGTTTACTCATAATGGACAAAATGGATACATACCTGTTATTGGAAATTCTTTAGTTATTGTAAAAACTCCTTTACCACATAAAGTAAATCCAGTGTTGATAAACCACCTACCAAGAATTACAATACAGAATTTTATAAAATGATAATCTTAGATGAAATAAAACAAGAAGAAAATTTTTCACATAGTATAATTGTCACTTATCCAAGGACAATTCAAATATCTCATGGTGTTTATGATAATATAGTTGATATGATGAACATGTGTACAATGATTGCACAGAACTTAAATGCAACAGAACTTACAAATGTTTATGGGGGTAAAACTTCATGGGGATTTTTTAATGATAAACCAGAATTTAAAAGATTTATAGATTACGTTGTAAATAAACATCAAAATTCAAATCCATTTTTTAATAAAAATAATTGGTATGATAAGAAGATAAGTTATGATTCTTGGGGCAATGAAATTAAAAAAGGAGATAGTGTTGTAATGCATACTCATAAAGATTATCATTTAATTTTATATTTAACAGAAGGGGCTCCTTTAGTTTTACCAGAGCTTAAAATAACAATTATGCCAAAAAGAGGAGCATATTATATATTTCCACCTAATGTATTACATGGGGTTGGTAAAGTTGAAGAAGAGACTAAAACAAGATATTGTTTAGTTTCAAATTTAATAGAAGTACCTGATTGGCAACTAAAAAAAAAATTAAAAGAACTTGAAAAAAAATAGTTTAAAAATAATTATTAATATTCACCTGATAATAACCAAGATGTTAAAATATATTTTTCACCCTTAAGAGGTGGATTTCCTCTATGTACATATGGAAATCCAGCTGGCCATACTACTAGTCTTCCCTTAACTGGGTTTACTCTTATCGATTGATGTAAAAATTCAGTTTCTCCACCATCAGTAACTTCGTTTAAATACAACGTAAAAGCTAAAATTCTATTTGAATAATCAAATCCACTCGATTTTTCTACATGCCACACATGATATCCTTCTGTTGGCATTGTTTTTTGTATTCTAAACATAGTATACTTTAACTTATCTTTTGTGAATTCTTTTAATCCAGTATGCAAAACATAGTTACTTATAGCTATATCAATGTTTGCAAAAAGAGGTTTAAATTGTTCAAACCAATCATTAATAGAATCATGACACAAAGATACTGTACGATCTTTTTTTATAAGTACTGATGCATTTTCTGAACTTATTCTATCAAAAGATTTGCCAAATTTATTTTTAGTTTCAAAATAATCTATTAAATCATCACAAAAACTAGGTGGAATGAAGTTATCGTAAGTTCCAATAAAGTTTTCTATCTTTATTTTTTTTTCATCCATAATTAAATTACATTCTGTGATTGATAAATAGTAGGTCTAGGACCAATTCTATTTATTTTTTCTTGTAATGTTTCTCTAATATTTGTTTCTTGGTTATGAAAGTTATTAGAGTCCCAAATTAATTGTAAATTTTCAAGATGTTTTTCATCCCATTTGTTTGCAAAAATTTGAATATTGCCATTAAATGATGTATGAAGTGTTCCATCATTATATTCAACCTGTTCTCTATCCTCTACACTTCCTGTGTACTGTATAGCTCTAATGTTTGAACTTAAATTAGAAGCCCAAAAATTTTCATCTTCTATAATATAACCAATGCCTTTTTTAACTCCTTCATCGTATTGTTTAATAATCAATTGATCATCTACAACAATAGTCCATTTACCTTTTTTCATAAAAATATTCTCCTAAGTTTTTATAATATATACCACAACTAAGAAAGGTTGTAAAACAGAACTAGCAGCTCCTGAAAAAGTAGCTGAAACATTGTGGTTATGTGCTGCACTTGACCCTGCATTAGCAGTACTACCTCCAGCTGCTACTCCAGTTACGCTACCACCATGGGCCGGTGAACTTAATCCTCCTTGATGGGTATGAGAAGGCATTTGTGGTGTTGTTAAAGTTGTATTTCCAGCATTCCCTCCTACATTTCCAGTAGGAGTTACAGTATTAGCTCCGCCAGTTTGTGCTAAATTTTTAGTATTTGATTTATTGACAACAGTTCTATCTCTTAAATCTGGTACGTTAAAGTTTCCACCACCTGGGTTACCATATGTAGTTCCAATTATTGCAAAAAGTGCAGCATAAGTTGCTTGACTTACTGATTGACCATTACATTCTAAAAATCCAGATGGAATTGAAGCTGAACTCCAAGGAACAATTACTCCGGTATTAACACCCTCAACACCTGTTAAGAATGCGCCATCCCAATCATATCTTGTTGCTTCGTAATTTGCCATAATTTTAAGTTTTTATAATATAGATTAATACTAAATAAGGTTGTAAAACAGAATTAGCAGCTCCTGAAAAAGTAGCTGAAACAGTGTGGTTATGTGCTCCTCCACCACCTGTATTATTTAAATCCCCTGTAGTAGCTCCCCGGCTACCAGGTCCAGCTTGATAATTATTAAAAGTTCCTATTGTGTTATTGTGTGTGTGTGATGCAATTTCAGGAGTAGTTAAAGTTGTATTTCCAGCGTTAGCTGAAATGTTTCCAGTAGGAGTTGCAGTATTAGCTCCACCTGTTTGAGCCAAATTTTTAGTATTTGATTTATTTACTACTACTCTATCTGTTAAATCAGGTACGTTAAATGTAGTAGAACCATCTCCTACACCATAGGTAGTTGATATAACTGCAAAAAGTGCAGCATAAGTTGATCTTGATACAGCTTGACCATTACACTCCAGAAATCCTGAAGGAATTGAAGCTGAACCCCAAGGAATAACTATTCCAGTATTAACTCCTTCAATACCAGTCATAAATGCACCAGTAAAATTTTTAGATGTTTGAGCGTAATTTGTCATAATTTTAAGTTTTTATAATATAGATTAATACTAAATAAGGTTGAAGAACTGAAGTAGCGTCACCTGTAAAAGTACCAGACGCTGTATGAGAGTGTGCTCCTCCACCACCAGTTGCACTTGTTGCTGATGTGGCAGGTTGAAAAACAAAATAGTTTCCGTCAGGTGAAAAAGCACCGTAAACAGAAGTTACGCCTCCAGTATGAAGATGAGTTGGTAATTGAGCAGTAGTTAGTGTAGTGTTTGCTAAATTTGCTGCTACATTTCCAGTAGTAACTACAGTATTAGCACCACCTGTTTGAGCCAAATTTTTATTATTTGATTTATTTACTGCTACTCTATCTGTTAAATTAGGTATGTTAAATGAAGCGCCTGATCCGCCATATGTATAACCTATTACTGCAAATAAATTTGCATATGTGGAAGTCGAAACCGATTGTCCATTACACTCCAGAAATCCTGAAGGAATTGAAGCTGAACTCCAAGGAACAATTATTCCAGTATTAACACCTTCTATGCCTGTAAGATTGGCTCCATTAATATCATATCTAGTAGCTTCATAGTTAGCCATAGGTTATTTATCCCTATAAGTCCAACCTACTGTTGCATCTCCTGAATATACTAATGTGAAACCAGCGCCTTCTGTGTTTACAACTAAATCAGCTGCGGTGTTTGCTATATTACTACCATTTCTTCCAACAGTCAAAGGTTTGGTATCAAAAGTATATTTTCCATCAATAAAAGATACAAAATCACCTGTTGCTGGAGAGGCTGGTAGTGTTACTGTAAAAGAAGTCGTGTTAGTTTGTGCTATAATTCCTGCACCAGGTTGAACTGTCGCTGCTGAAGAAACTGTTCTCCAAGTTTGTTCCATACTAATTAAATTTACATTTGTTCCATCAGAGTAAAGAACATAACGATTTCCTTGTGCTAATTTAATACCTGTTCCTCCAGCTGTTTTAAAAGTTAAAGTAAAAGCACCTTGAGTTACTTGATTGTTTACTAAATAAGTTTTTTCGATTGAAGCGGGTACTGTCACATCAACGTTTCCAGCTAATGTTCCTGTTAAATTTAATACTGCGTTTCTAGCATTTGATAAAGTTGGTGAATTTGACATTACTAGAGTAGTGCCAGTGGTTGCATTCACTGCAATAGACTCATAACCAACAATTGCTTGTTGAATTACAGCTAGATTATCGTTTGTTTTAGTACCCCAAGTACCAGCATTTTCGCCAGTGACCATTAACTCAATTTTGAGGTCTGTAGAAAAACTTGATGGCATAATTATTTGCTCCTATTAATTTTATAAATAATTCATTTAAGCAGCTAAGTCAACTGGAGTCCAATTATTAGAAGCTCCTGTTTGTACTTCTGCCCAAGCCGTAATATTAGCAGATCCTACAACGGTATTCAAGCGTATCCCTGTAACATTTACTATAGCATTTCCAGTAACTGATACTTGATTTATTGCTAAATTTATCTGAGAACCCGTAACATCATATCCAGATATAGTATCTACTTGACCAGATGTTAAATTTATTTGAGAACCAGTTATTGTTACGTTAGCATCTCCTGTAGTATCTTCGTTACCTATTAAAAGGTTAATCTGTGTCCCTGTAACGTCTACAGGTGTTATTAATCCACCAACTGCCTGACCTGCTACAGTATTTAATTGAGATCCTGTAACGTTTACATTTGCTGTTCCTGTAACATTTACAGAATTTGTTGAAGCAATTAATGTGTGTTCTGCTACAACTACAAAAATATTACCATCTGCAGCAATATCTACACCTCCTACGTCAAGATTTAATTCAGATCCTGTAACTGTGGCATTAACATCTATTATAGCATCTTCATTACCTACTGTGATATTAATTTGAGAACCTGTTACTGTTGCGATAACATCGTCTTCTTCACCCCAAGGAACAATTCCCCAAGCATTATTACCCCAACCTGCATCTGGTTGAATATCTGTTGTAACAGAGCCTTCATCTAAATTAACTTGAGAACCTATTACTGATAAATTACTATCAGCAGTTGTAGTTATTGGTGTAATAGATATATTATTCTGAATTCCTATTAAATTAATATTAGCATCGCCTGTAATAGATTCATCTCCAACTGAAGTATTAATTTGAATACCTACAGCATCTAAATTAGCATTTGCTGTGGTTGTTACCCCAGTTTGTGATACATTTAATTGAGATCCCGTAACAAAAGCATCTGTTACAATGTCTTCAGTTACGCCAGTTATAGATAAATTAACTTGTGTTCCTATTACATTAACAGCCGTTAATAATTCTATAGTTACTGAGTTCTGCGCAACATTAACCTGTGTTCCAGTTAATAATACAACAACATCGTCTTCTTCACCCCAAGGAACTATTCCCCAACCAGCAATACCCCAACCTGCATCTGGTTGAATATCAACTGTTTCAATACCAACTGTTAAATTAATTTGTAAACCAGTTATGCTAACTGTTTCTGGAATAGATGCTACAGCGCTGCCTGCTGTTAAATTTATTTGTGTACCTGTGACTGGTTGATCTTGTGAAATATCTTCTGTTACAGAATTAATTGCAGATGCTAATTGAGTTCCTGTAACATTTACTGAAACGTCAATTGCAGTTGTAGCTGTTCCTTGTAATAAACCTAATGATAAAGATAAACCACCGTATGAGCCGTCGCCAAACTCTCCGTTATCCCAAGCGACTAAACCAGGTGATGATAGAACTACTGTTTCGTCAGCCA